GTGGTGCTTAGCACCCCGAAGCGACCTCAAGGAGCGAGGGGGTAAGTTGGTAACTTACCCTAGGCGCGTAGCGTGAGCGTAGCGCCCTCTACGGTCGCAAATGCTAGGGCTATTCCGCATTTGCTCCCTACTATATATAAGGCAGAAAAAATAGAGCATTTCTCTATTATGTGACGAAAGTCACCTTATTCACGGCTTATTTATACACAATACGGACAGATCACCCCCGATTTAGGAGAGATATTTATTTGGGGAGTACAGTACACGCCCGCCCGTTTTTTATCAACGGGGGGTCTTGTTTTTTTCTACCTGTGAACGGCCTGTGAGCGGGCTGAGTTCTGCTTGTTATGCTAACTCTATGAGGGCGCTCTCCATCATCGGCACTATCGCGCCCCCTGCCCCCTGCCTTTTTATTATCTTCTCTTTTAATAAACAGCCCACCGATTCACCTCGCCCCCGTGATCTATCGCCCCCCGCTAACCCTCAACCTCTACTTTACCCTTACAGTTTCTCTCAGGTTTCTCTCAGGAAAAAGTTATCAAAAAGTTATGAAGAAATATCCCTCAAATGGTTAGACGAGCCTCATCTATGCACTACTCTCTACCTAGTGGGATTGAAACCTAAGTAGATCCAACTAGAGAAAAGGTAGAAAAAACAGTGAAAACCATTGAAAATAACCAAGATGTTCAGATACCTGTGACCAAATTTTATTCACAGAAACTCATCTTAGAAATCGCCTCTTATCCAATCCGCCAAGTTTCTTTCTGGATCCACTCAATGAAAAGTTATGAAAACGGAAATATTGAAATGGTTGTAGTTGATGAAAAAACAGACAAATTGCGAAATGTTGCCCTTACCGCAAAACAGATCACAGACGCTTTCGTTTCGGGCGTAGGTCTTGGCTTGTGCCACTGTTCGGGCTATGCCCTTGAAGACCTTGATAATCACGACGCTTGTTCTGCCGATCTAATCCTGCAAATGGCGGTCTATGGCGAGATAGTGTGGGGCTAATGACTACCAAAACGGGATTTATTACTTGCTCTCTCTGCGGTTCAAGAGCAAAAACCTCAGAGAAACCTTACGGCGGTCTTCTCCGCCTAGTCTGCTCGAACGACAACTGCCAAGAATCAGAGGGGAGGGCCTTTAACTAAGGCGAAACCGCCCGCAGGGGCGGTCACGGGTGGATTGGTCTCCCCCGTCTGAAGAGCCAGACCAGAAACGAAAGGTAAGAAAATGGAACTAACAAGAGAACAACAAGGCGAACTAATTGAGATTATCAAGGAAAACGCGCCTCAAGCGTTAGACCGCCTTGTTTTTGAGTTAATAGAGTTTGGCCTAATTGATGCAGAAGTAGGGGCAGGAATAGATTCTGAAGAGGAGGGCGCATAATGATTTACAAGGTAGAGATTAGAGGTAAGGGCGTTATGCCTTATGAGTTCGTATCCAAGCAAGAGGCCGAAGACTACGCGGTGACTATGACCGCTTGGACAGGAGGCCAATACAGGATCCACCGCCTAAAAAGATCGGCCTAATGCTTGCCTTTCCTACTAGGCTAGTCTAACCTAGTGGGGAGGGGAGGTCTTAGACTTCCACTCATAACAACTAATGAAAGGTAGAACAATGGAAACAAAACAAGAAACTTGCGCTCAGCGCATAGATGAACAACTTAAAGGCAGGGAAGAGGACCTAAGAGCCCTGCTAGATAATCCCAATAGCGACTGGGGACAAGATGACCCCGCGCTATCTATTCAAAAGCGGGAAATCGTGGAAATCTGCCTATCGTGGGGAGGCCCTGCCGATTATGTGGAAATCCACCTAACAGAAGGTGAGGTAGATAAAGTGCTTTACCGCTTCTCCGACTGGTTCGACACCGCAACAGTTGAGTTAGACAAAGACTCACCGCTTTACACTTACGCGATGTTTCACTTGGAGATGATGAGCCAATGAACCTAAGCGAAAAGGACAAGAAAGAACTAATCAGGCACATACAAAACGAGAGCACTAAAGAAATGCCCGCCCCGATAAGTGAGTTTGAAACCGCTTTATTCGAGGCAAGAGTTAGAAACTTTCTAATCAACGAAATGAAGGAGGAGGGGAGCAAGTGAAGAACGAAAAGGAAATACAGAACGAGATCGAAAGACTTTTGAAAGAACTTGGAGAGATAGACATTGACCAAGAAAACGATGAATGGGTGTTCAGAAATGGGTGGCTAACTGCTCTTCGCTGGACACTAGACGAGGAAGGCGATAACTGATGAGCAAGTATGTAGCAGAACTAAAGTTCTCTAGGACTTGGACTATGGAGGTTGAGGCCAATTCTCTAGAGGAGGCACAAGCACAAGCACAAGCGGAGGCAGATTATCAAGACTTAGGAATGGATATAAACGAACGCGAATGTGTCGTGCTGGTAGGAGTAGAGGAGGCGGGAGAGTGAGCCTAGATTTCATACTAGACCGCCTCACTAGCGTGCAGGTGGGGGGCTTTTGGGCCTTAATGCAGGTTATTATTTACGCCCTAGCGATATGGCTAGGGCTAGTCATACTAAGCAAGATAAACGACAAGAGAAAGGGAGAGGGCAGATAATGGCTAGTTATACGACAATAGGAGAACTGATAGAACACTTGAAGGGGGAGGACTCTAACGCTCCTATTATCTATCAGTATTACTTGGCAGAACACTTCGAGGTCTCGGAGGAGGTCTTTGGGCAAGTTGCCAAAGAGTTTGATTCCATAATTCCTTGCCTTGATAATTCTCACCTCGCCATTGAAGAGGAGATAGATAGCAAGAGGGAGGAAGTCAATGTCTAAAGAGCACTATTACATAATCAAATGGAGCAAGGCTGAGGGGTGGGAGTTCGATCCCGACACCGAGGAAGACCGCTTTCCTAATGGCACAGTATGGAACGGGTCAGAGTGGGAGTATCCATACGAGGGAGAAGGTATCTACAACGACAACAACGACCTCATAACCGAAGACCTAATGGTAATACTAAGCCAAGCCAATGAGAGGGAGGGCGCTGATGTCTGAGTATTCGACCTGTCATATATGCAAAGAAGATAGCAAGACTGAGGATATGGTGGCAGATATAGCAGGAACGCTATATTGCTATGTCTGCTCAGATATATGCTGGACTTGTGGCGTATATCAACACGACTGCGAGGGTGCTAATGCCTAAGTGTGGAGTATGTGGCTGGAGTTTTGGAGGGTGGGCTATGACTAAACACGCCGAGACCCCTTGCGGTGAGGACGATAGGAAGGCAGAGGCTAGACCTTACACGCCTGAAATAGATGACCTAATCAAGATGGAGGAGGAAGCAAGTGAATAAAGAATACTATCAAGCAAAGGCAGACCTATGCCGAGATCTTGCTATCAAGCAAATGGTGGAAGGCAACGCTAAGGAGGCAGGCGATAATTTAATTAGGATGGTCAATGCCTTAAATCAAATCAACTTAATCAACTACAAGGAGGAGAAGGAAAGATGAACGACTACACAATAACGCTGGTGTATGACCAGTTCATAATCACGACAGTTATCTATGCTGATAACGAAGAAGAGGCTAAACGCTACGCTTTACAGAAACTTACGCAAGATGAAGGGCTACCGCTAGGTGAGCCAATGGAGTATCAACTAAAACACGAAGGGACTTTAGTATGAAACTAATTAACTTCTTTGAGGTGCAGGACAGGAAGGGAGATGTAGCGTGGGGAGGAGCGAGCGCAAGTGAGGCGGTGGAGTGGTTTAGGCGAGGCTTAGATAACTCTATCTATGTATCGGTCTGGAACGAGGAGGATATTGAGGAGCCTAAACTGGTGATAGATAAGATAGATATAACTGCCTTGGTCTTGGCTACCATCACAAGCGAGAGGGAGCGAGCACGATGATATTTCTAGGCGTAATAGTGGCCTGTCTTTTTGCTTATTTACTAATCTGCTGGGAGGATAAGATCAATGAAGACGACAGATAAACGCAAGGCAAACGCTGAGAAGCGAGCCGTATGGCTTCGCAACTACCAGAGAGCGAGGGGCCGAGCGCAAACGCGCTTAGCCCAGCAGTATCCCGACCAATACAAGGCAATACTTGAGCAGGAGAGGTTATCTGATGAGGCAGAGGGCAAAGCGTGGCTGGACATTACTGGCGCTACCGATAATAGCGATGGCGTTTCTATTGATACAGATGGATACGACAACGCACCTAGACCCAAGCAAGCCGACGGAGATGAGCAGGACGAAGGCGACTTGGAAGGAGAAGAATGAGAACAGAAAACTGGCAAAGCAATATGCGTGGGTTGCGTTTGGTTGGAGAGGAAGAGAGTGGGCCTGTCTTGAATCCTTATGGACCCGTGAGAGCAGGTTTGACCACTTCGCACAGAACCCAAAATCAAGCGCTTTCGGAATTGCTCAACTGCTTGGAGAGAGAAGTCGAAACCCTGAACTCCAAGTATTGCGAGGCTTACGTTACATTGATGTCCGTTATGGATCACCTTGCAAGGCTCTCCGCCATCATAACCGAGCCTCGCACTACTGATACACTATAACCTTGTAGAAGCCCTGCTACTTACTACCTTTCTTAGCGGGGCTTTTACTTATCTGTTGAATAGAAACCGCTACCTTTGAAGGAGATAGAGGGCGAGTCATACTTTCTATTAACAGTAGTGCCACATTGAGGGCAGTCATAATCCACTTCAATATCGTGGATAGACCTGATAATCATTAACACATTGCCACAGTTGGGACACTCGTATTCATACTTCATAATTCTAATAACTCCACAGGCACACGCCAGCCTTGTATCTGAGTATCAAAGAAAGTATCAACCATATAATCATCTGCCTTGAACCAACCATAAATCTCCACTTGTGAGAAGTATTCATCATCAAGGACTTTGGTCCCATAAATAATACGACCAGCGTCTTTACTCCAGAAAGGGATAGCGCCGTAAGTGCGAACAGTTCTTACCTCAAACTCGCCAACATCAGAGATGTCTTTGCGCTGACTATGATACTTATTGGGATACCAAGGAACATTCCAAGGTAGATTATAGTGGCGTGCTACTGCCCACTCAGAAACGTTGGCCCTGATATTGGCATTTAGTTCTGGCTCCAAGCGACCAGACTTCTTACCTTCTGCATAGTTCGGACGATCAATAGAACCAAACTTAGTAAGCCAGCGCTCAACACCAAGGGTGGCACAGACACGCACTTCCTCTGGAGAGAGGTCAATTATTATCCCCAAGGACTATCGCCTCCAATGTTGTTCTGTAATTTACGTAAGGCTTGAGTGCATCTGCGATCAACAGTAGAGATAGCACATTCTAAATACTCACTGATAATTTGTAGTGTTAGGTTGTCGTGGTATCTAAGTCTAAGAATATCTTGGTCATACTTATCTAACTTCTCGTAGGCTTTCTTGATATCTACCAGCATAGCCAGCAAGTTACCACCCTCAGCAGGGGCAGAAGGCTTTCTTGGTGTGCCATCATTGATAAGGATTTGACTCTGCTCTAACGCTGTATCACTAATGAAACTCTTGATAACAAACGGAAGTAGTTGGGCGATAGTAACTGTGTCGTAGTAAGCCTCATCATTTAGTTGATAGCCAGACTTACTAGCCTTTTCTTTTCTAGCATAACGCTCTAATGCTCTACGTATTTGCCACGCTATTTTCTTTTCATTCCACTTGCGCTGGACTTCATTCTCCTCAGAGAGGACCTCGTTGAAATGTTCAGCACGAGATAGAACAAAAGCCCAAGCCTCTTGGAGTAAGTCACCTCGTTCTGTGTATGCTCTAAACCTACGATGGATAGTAGTAACAACGCTAGGAACTAAATCATCTAAAGAAGGGTGTAGTTTATTAGTCACGTTGCCTCACTAAGTATTCTAATGCCTTGATAAGTATGAGTAGGTCATCACCCATCAAACCAATAGCGCGGTTATGTTTGGAACAGAGAAGGCCACGAACTTTTCCTGTGTTGTGATCGTGGTCAATATCTAAAGCGCGTCTATCGGTAGGCTTCTTGCCACATACATAGCACCCACCACCTTGTTCTTCGAGGATGCGTTCGTAATCAGGGACATCAATCCCATACATTCGTATTCGTGAGATGCGTTGTTCTTTGTAAGTTTTATTTCGGGTGCGTGGCATCGTATTGTTCGGCTCTCTTATTCATCTCATCTACGTAACGGGCAGCCTTTAGTTTCTTTGCTTCTGCTAATTTCTTTCTGCGTAAAGCAGACTTATACCAAGAATATTTTTCAGTCATTGGGTATCTCAGGCCAAGTCTTATCCAGCACCATCATTGCGATGGCAGAGTAATTAAGTAAATCTAGGAAACTGTCCCGAAGTGACTCGTTGCTGGGAGCGAGGTTACTATCAACGAGGTGATTGATTCTAGCCACCTTGTCGTGCATACGCACTCGTAATCCGTTGAGTGCTCCACCTGGACTGTGAGAGATGTTCTTTGGACCATAATCTTTATGTTTGCGGATGAGCAAATTGCCAGCGGTGTCGAGGATTCTCCAGACATTAGCAACGAACTCCGCGTCTATGCTCTTGTGGGAATCGGTTTGACTGTAATCGTACCACTCTTGTAATCTATGGAAACTATTACCATCCCCAATTCCTTCAGATACTCTGCCATCTGCGTCAATTCCTTCTTTGTAGTCACTCACTTAACTCCTCCTAGTAAGGTTGATAATTCTGTTGGCCCGTGTTGTAGATAAAACTCATTGATGTCCATACCTAGTGGTAATTGTACAATATGTGAGTTGATTATCTCGCTTGCAACACGTTTAGAAAACTCTGCTCCTGGGTTAGTTCCATCCTCCTTTAAGTCATTATCTCCGACAACATAAACAGTATCAAAGCCCGTCATTAACTTAGCATAGTAAGGCTTCCAGGCTGCCACTCCTGGCACTCCCACTGCTGGAATACCTAGAATCCCTGAGATGATTACTGCATCCAACTCACCCTCAGTAACTACTATATGTGATGAATCTACTGCCACATCAGCCACATTGTAGAGGTGTAGTTTCTGCCCTGTTGGTTGCCCATACTTAGGCTTACCATCATCTAGTCTTCTAAACTTTACGCTGACTGCTATCCCAAGTGCAGTGATGTAAGGGATAGATAGCCAACCTTCAAACTGTTCGTGACCAGAGGCAGGATCCACTACGGTCCCCAACATAAACTGTTCTGCAACTTGCTTAGATATTCCACGTCCTTCGAGATACCCTAGCGTTGCCTCGTCTATGCTTTGACTGTAGCGTGTGACCACTTCCAGTAACAATTTCGACTGCTCGTTTGACTGCATCTTTGAACTCCAGATTCTCCTTCTCCATCACAATAGCGACAGATGAACCACCTTTACCGCAAGTATGACAAAAGTATAAGTTGTCATACGTATTCATTACTGCACTACGCCTTGAGTCATCGTGTATACAACACTTAACACTAGCGCTCTTACCCTCTCTTACTTCTCCACCATAGTAAGAAACTATTACTGCTACGGGGATTGCGTCTGCATCAACGGAGGCTTTTGACCTTTTAGTACGAACCACCCTGGACCAGTCTTGTGTTGGCAAGCGCAGTCTCCTTTACATTTATCGTGGAACTCTTTAGCCATATCAGTCTTACCAATAGTGTTGTGATGGCCTGCCCACTTACAACTACTGCAAAGCATCATCTTCTCTCTCTTCTTCCTTCTCTTCCACTTCTGTTGGATCTTCTGGAAGTACTGGCTCTTCTACAACTTCTGGTGTAGAAAAGATTTCGCTAGTCGTTATCTTTCCTTCTGGTACTGGCATTTTCTATCCATTTCTCTAGACTCTGTATTACCCAAGCATCTTCTATGCTACCTCTACGCCTTTTAACTATAACGAAGGCTGGAGGTTCAACCACTAACCCCCGTGCCTTCGCATAGTTGGCTGCCTCAGCCTGGGCTTCAGCCCAGAACTGCGGAAGATCTAATGACTTTCTATTCTTACACTCCAAAATATAGGTCTGACCTGCGATTATGGTAACTATGTCACCTTCATCATTGGCTCCTGCCTTAGCAAGTCTTTCAGCAAAGTGACCTAGTTGTCGTAGATACTTCATCACATCGGTCTCAAACTTAGAACCCTTAGCCTTGTTGTAACTACTCAATGTCTCACCTGCAAATTAGAATTTAAGTATGCCCTTCCTTGCGAATCAGAATCACCTATCTGACACGCAGCAAAGTTTGTAAAGAGTGTTGCCCACCGTGAAGCATCAGCATAGTGAGGACCAAACCGATTCTTCACGGCAGCAACCCGAAGCATTCCTTGGGAGGGGTCGTAACCAAGGGTCAGAATGATGGCAGGTAATTGACTTACCTTACCGTGTATAGCACGACGAGGAGGGGGCATCGTGGGAGATCCATACTCACTCTGTTCTGATACGTGATGAAGTACTAGCACACACGCTTCGGTCTTGCGTGCCATATCGTGTAACTCCATCATAATTGCACGTAGTCCAGCCCATTCATTATCTGTCTCGGCTGCTACATTCATTAAGTTATCTATCACTATAAGTTCAGGTGCAATTCCATACAGTTCGATGTATGCCTTTATCTCCATCTCGATATCATCGAGTGACGGACTGGAGTCAAAGACCCACTGTATGTTCTGCATCTTAGAAAGGTATTCTTGGTAGTGACGTGTATTTTTTTGTAAATTAGTTTCAACTGTCAGTTGTGAATGACCTGACAGATGAGCAGCAGTACGGATCATTACAGTTGCAGTGTCGGTATCTGCTGAAAAGAAAAGCGTTGGGATATTTGCCTTGATTGCATAGACCAAAGCAAACATAGACTTGCCAGCATTGGGTGCAGCAGCAACCATACAGACTTGTCCTCTTCTAAATTTTACATTGACTTCAGTAGAGTTGAGAGACTTCCATACATCAGGCAGTGGCGTGGCTTTAATGTTAGTGGATTGCCACGCACGAGAAAGCCTAAGCACCTCTCTCCTCCCTTTCTTCTCTTGGTAAAACTATCCCACGTTTTCTTCTAATTATCCTACGCTGATTAGAAGTGAGTCCTCCCCACATTCCATAGCGTTCATTATTGATCCCCCATTCGGCGCATTCAGTTCGGTGACGACAGTTTCCACAAATACGTTTAGCGAGATTGACACCTTCGTATTTTCCGTTACCAGATATATCTTCTGGGAACCAGTATTCGCCATCAACTTCCGCACAGAGAGGACTTTCGTACTCTCGTGGGTCACGCACGAAGTTATCGAACCCAGATTGCGTCGCACTTGTCAGGCGCACCCTTTGGTGCAGCACACATCCAAGCACGCCAAGGACCTTTTGCTCCATTACCAGTTCGATATTGCATCTGACCGTGCTTACATTCAGGAGTCTGACCTTCAACTACCTGTGGTTTTGCTGCTGGTGCAGCAGTTGATACGGGCGTAGACGGTCTAGAACCTGAGAAAGATTGGCTAACGCTTCCAATGAGGGCAGAAAAGTCTTGCGCTGCATTTAGCAGCGATTCTAGTTCCTCCTTGTTTGCAGCGTAAAGATTGATAAGAGTTCCATCTGGTGTCTTGAAATTTACCTGGAACTTTGTTGATTCGTTTGCAGCCACTATTTACCTCCATTGTGTTTGACAGAAAGGCGAAGAGTTTCCTTGCCTTCGATTACAGGAACATAGCCTAGAAGTTCTTCGACCTTTTCCTTATTGACTTGTTTGGCACCAGCCACAGTAGACCAACGAACCTCTACTCCTGTGTCAGTGACACCGACTAC